TACCATAATCGGTCAGGGCGCTGTGCAACACGTTCCCGGTCGGCTCGCTCTCTTTATTGGGAAGCGTCCCATCCCGCCACATTTCAATTTGTCTCCGGGTGCGGTTTCCCGGTTTCAAATGAGTCAGGTCAGCGTTGCGGGCCATGTCTTGAACGATTAATGGCTGCTCACTCAGCGGCTTATCCCAATCAAGAAAATGATCTGGATGCGCGTTGATAGCGACTTCATACATATGCCCAGCTTTAGGCACATTAAACTTTGAGCGGTCTAAGGAGTTTGCAAACTTTGTATATTCAGGCCACCCAAAGTCTTCAGTATTAGCCTCAGATATTGCGTTGTCGGGATGCCAATTTGTCATTAGCTTTTCCCAGAAGCCTGCCTTTGCGTTTAATCTGGACATAGCAGGGCCGCTGACACGCTTGCGGTCAGCAGCATCTTTTGCAGCCATAGCCTCATTATAATGATGCGATATTGGCTTTCCGTCATATGTTGTCTCATCTGGATCAATGCCGGAATTAACATACCTATATGTATTTGCTACTTCTGGATTTTCGGCAAAATAATGCCCATGCCCGTAAGCCTGTGCGCCCTCGCCCGATCCAATAAACTCATCCTTATATCGGCCAAGGGGATAATCCGGCTCTGACTGTATTAAGTTAGGGGAGCCTTGATAGGCTTTAATTGGCATTACGACCTCCCGTAAATATTGGAGTGCCGTGAATTTCCTCACGAACATGAAAGCCGGGGATGCTCAGGGCAGGATGACGGGATTTGACCTCCCCGCCTTCAGCCTTGGTGATGTCTGGCTCGTTCGGGTCGTACTGGCCGTTGTTGCCGACAGCGGACTTAATCTGGGTAGGGTGGAAGGCAACCCAAGAGTTACCGCCCTCTACTTCATTCTGATATTTTATGCCGTCAAAACCAGCATTTATAAGTCTATTCCTGTATTGCTTCGCCATTTGCTCTGCAAACGTATCATTGTCATACGCAGATTCATCTGAAGAAAGTTTCCAAGCAAATTTATTTACCCGTGTGCGAAAATCTATTTCTTTAGGATCGTCATACCGCTTTTCTTCTTCTTCATTCTGGAGCCTTGCACTAACGGCAGGATGATCATAAGTGTCGCGCAGCATAGAGCGAATCATGTCTGTTTCCGTCGTGACATGCGGCTTTTTAATGCTGAGATGCACGGGAAGCACCCGATTACCCTCCTGCGCCCCCTTGGCCTCTCCATATAAGCCTTTACCAAATTTATTGGCAATTTCAGGCTCTTCCGCGAAGTGGCTTCCAAGGTAAGTTGTCGGGTCGTTGTGCGTATAAATACGCCTATGGCTTTCACCATATTCATCTTCTGTATGAATAGGACTGCCAACAGAAAACTCAGAGAAATCCTCCGGGACCGTAGTCCCATGATAAAATGTTTTAGGGCTTTTATCTTTGTTAAAGACTTGTTTATTAGCCCCCTTCATATACCGCGCAAGATTGGCCTCCCGCTCAGGATGGCCGGGGGGCAAGATTTTGCCGCCTTCGGCCTTGGTGATGTCCGGCTCGTTTGGGTCGTATTGGCCGTTGTTGCCGGTGGCGGATTTTATTTGAGCCGGGTTTGACAGGGCAACCCAAGTATTGCCTCCGATACAAACGCTGTCATGACCAGCTTGACGCAATTGATCAAATAAAATGCCCTGACCGCGCTTATAATTTTCTTTAGCTAAAGAATATGTCAGATCGCTAAATTCTTTGGGGTCTTCGTAAACTTTAGGGTTCTTGGCGCTTAGGTGAACCGGAACAACGCGAGAGGCGGTATTTGTAGGCGTAATATTCCACCCCCAGTCACTCTTATACCCTTGGCTATCATTTTCTTTGGCATACGATGATGCAGCATCCGTACTTGTCGTAAACCACGCGCCGCTTTTAGGGATATTAAACTTCTTAAAGTCGGCGTCCTTGGATGTACCATGATACAACACTGGCGGAGCCACACTGCCTTCCATATGACGCGCAAGGTTAGCCTCCCGCTCAGGATGGCCCGGAGGCAGATACCCGCTGGATACAGGCCCCTTGGCAATCATCAATGCTTTGCGGACATCCTTGGACATTACTGGTCCCTAGGAATCAGGCCGGGGGCAAGACCGGGCTGCTGTTCTTCCGGGCCACTGATGTCGCTCAAGTCCTGAATGGCCGGGGCGATCAAGGGCTGGATCACATCTAGGCTCTCAGGGTGGACCGCGATGTTCTGGGCCAGATCAATCAACTGGACATGCTCCTTGAACTTGCGGTCCTGAAACTTGTTCTGGGCCTCGATCTCTTTGTCCTTCATGTCGGCCTCAGCCTTCATCTTGTCGATCTCGACCTTGGCAGCGTCGATTTGGACCTTTTGGGCGTCGATCTGCGTCTTAGCCTCATCCGACTTAGCCTTGGACTGTGCGCCCAACATGTGGGCGTCGGACATTGTTTGTGCAGCCTTGGCGTCGGCCTGCATCTTGACCAGTTCCGGGGGCGGGTTCTGCTGGGCAGAGGGCGGCGCAAGGAACTGGCTGGGATTGCTCCAGCCAATGGCCTGTAGCGCGGCGGTATCAATGGCGATGGGGTCATACAGCGAGGGGTTAGCCTGCTGAAGCTGCTTCAGGGCCATGACCTTCATCAGCCGCTGGACCTGCGAAGCCGTGTTGGGATCGGCCTGCGGGATCAGTTCGTAGTTCTCCAAAGCCGTCAGGAAAGTCTTCTCGTCCCAAGCGGCAGCAGGTTTATTATTCCGCTGCCAGAAGCTGTCAGGATGCTCCTTGAAGACTTCCTTCAGGAGTTGGAACTCCTCAGCCTGCGCCGCATGCATGCGCTTGTGGACCGAGTTCAGGACCTTCTGGGACTGCTCGATCTGGGCCAGTGTGGTTCCCACAGGAGCGTCAGAGCGGCCTTCGCCAACCGCAGCCTCAGACGTACCGCCCAGCCGCATGCCGGTCTGGGCCATGTTGTCCACCAGCCCCATCAAGGTCTGGGAAGGCTCCTTGTACGGCAGGGGCATAATGGCTTGATTGATCGGCATACCGCCGGTCTTGACCAAGGCACCGCCGCCGGGAGGAACCCGGAAGATATTAGTATTCTGCCGCGCACCGGTATCGGCCATCAGGAAGCCGGGGAAGTTGGCGTACATGCCAGCGTCCAGCAGTTCGCGCCAAGCAGCCGTAATGGCGTTGGTGGTGTTACCCAAAATGTGCAGCAGGCCGATGTCGTAAAAGCCCATGCCCGGAACGTAGGTGTACTTCACGAAGGTCTTGCGGGCCTCTGGGAGTTCCTGCTTGTCCTCATTGTAGTTGCGGACAACCGACAGGACCTTCTTGGAGGAAACGTCAATTGTAACCCGGTACGGGATTTCGAGGCCGGTCACCTTACCGCGCATCTTATGCTCGTAACCCTGAATGTTGAGTTCGCAGTTACACTCGTAAATCTCGCGGTCCCGGTCGTTCGGGTTCATGCTGTCCGGGGCAATGCCCTGCACAGACAGCTTCTCGCGCTGGAGGCTATCCAGATTGCTCATGTTCGGGGTGGACAGGTCGATGTCCCGGTACACGCCCAGTATCTGGAGGCGCTTAACCGTCGAAGGCCGCTGATAGGACCGGTGCGTAATGCGCTTGGCGTTCTGCAAGTCCGTCGCGTTGTTATTGACGATAAGGTCATCAGCATCGACCGTCTCAGAGACAGGCCGGTTCCGCAGGGGGCAGAAGTAAACCTTCTTAAATGCCGTACCGCCGAAGCCCAGCATGAACAGCATGCGGTCGGTGTCGGGGTAATACTCTGTGGCCGTCGAGGTCAGGTAATGGTTCAGGTCCCGCTCGAACGCCTTGGCAAGCTGATCTTCTTCCAGTGTCGCGTTGTTATCGTCGTTGCGGATTTTCACCGGGCCGTCAGTCGGCAGCATTTCAGAGCGGGCGTTGGCCTGAAAGCGCAACACCGCCTCCAGCAGGAGAGGGTGCCGCACCCTGTTCATGCCCTCGACAGGCGCTCCTTCTGCGGAGCCGCCGAGGCCGGGAATTTCAATCTTGAGACCAAGCAGCTTGATGCCGGTCGAATGATCTTCGATCCAGTCCTTGCGGCTCTCGATGTCATCAGAGATACCGCGCAGCAGTTCGTCCGAAATACGGTTCAGTTCCAGTTCGGGAATGTCATCGACCAGATTATCAAACCAGCCGGTCGGACCTTTAGCTTCGTCTTCTCCGGTAAGGGACTTGCCGTCTAGGCTGATCGTGATCGAGCCGTCGTCATGCTCGATCTCCAGAACCTTGCCATCTTCATTGGCAATTTCCTTATCGTCGCCCTCGATGATCTCGACAGTGGAGTCCTCTCCCATCCCTTCAAATTCAGGGTCAGGTTGAACAAGCCTAATGGACGGAGACAGCCCCGGAGTTAACGCCATGATCTATTCCTTGCGGATATTTGACCGCAAGATACCACTGGTGTGGTCTAGAACAAACCATGAACCTTAATACAACGGCCTAAGATCATTCCCGCGATGCTTCATCGACTCTTGGACCTGAGCAACCATCTCCTGCCCGCGCGTCAACATGCCAAGGTCACGAAGGTGGCGAAGGCACATGCTCACCGTGTCCACCAAGTCATCGTGCTTACCCTTGGGGAACGTCCCCACCTGCGTCATGACGGTATCGGCCCATGACCTGTCCGGCGCATAGACCATCCCCTCACTGAACAGATGCTGAACCGAGTACAGGCGCGATAGCTTGTCCTGAGACTTCGGGTCCACCAGTTGGACCGCCCAGTCCTCATGGGCGTACAGCCGCCGGATTTCCTGCGCGACCGAATGGCCCGCTGCCTTGTTCTCGATGATCAGCTTGTCGATCTTCATGGTCCGGCAGGTCTTGGCGACCTTCTCGACCAGATCATGTAACTCCAGCCGCTCCTGCCAGCCGTCCATCAGCATGGCCTTGGGGCTTTGCTGGGCGTAGGACCGTTCCGTGTCAGTTCCGCCCGCCCTGACATTCTGGGCCACGACATCCCCGGAGAATACTCCCCAGACGGTCATGGCGCTGAAGTCGTTCTCGCTCTTGGTGGTGTAAGCCGTATCGAGCGAGGCAATCACATAGTCCATCGCGGGATAGGCATCATGGGGCCAGAGTTCCCACCAGTCCCGCTTGATGATGCCGCCGCCCTTGGGTTCCGGTCTCTGCTGTAGCTGACCAGCCGAAGCCCACGGGCCTAGCGCGGACTCTAGCGATTTGATTTCCTTTGGTCCGAACCGCTCCGGCCAGAGTAGTTCGCCCTCCTCCGTTCGAGGGTCTTCCCAGCCAATGGTGGTCACGAAGGAGCGGGACTTCTCGTACTCCATAGGCAGGCACAGGTGGGTCCACTCCCCGGATTGCTTCTCAAGGATGTGGCCGGTCAGGTCGTTCTCAGCCAGCCTCTGCTGGATCACCACAAACGCGCCCGTCTTAGGATCGTTCAGGCGGGTGCTGAGGGCGTTGTCCCACCAGTCGATGGTTGTCTCAATGGTCGCGTCGGAGAACGCCTCCTGAGCCGCATTTGGGTCGTCTACGATGATGATCGAGCCACCTTCACCGGTCAGGGCCGATCCTACCGAGGTGGAGAGCCGGGTGCCTCCCTTGGAGTTGTCGAAGCGCCCCTTGGTGTTCTGGTCGCTGGTGAGAACAAATCGTGAACCCCAAATGGATTTGTACCACGGGCTTTCAATCAACCGGCGGCACTTCACGCTGTCTCGGATGGATAGCTGTTGCGCGTAGGATGCCGTCAGGAACTGCACCCCCGGCCCGCTGGTCGCACTGGCATACTCCTGCGCCCAAACCCAAGCCGGGAATGCCACGGATGTCAGGGAGGATTTGCAGCAACGCGGCGGGATATTGATGATCAAACGCCTTACATCGCCATCGCAAACGGCCTGCAAATGCTCTGCAACTGCTTCAATAGGCCAGCCGTGGGTGAACGGGCTTGGGTCGATATACTTCCATGAGTTGATCAGGAAGTCGTACAGGCTTTGCTCGTTCTCGTACTGGTCTAGCAGACGCAGACTTTCGTCCGCATCCAACATTTTGCCGCCCACATCAACGATCATACCCTATTCCCAATTTAGGTGGCCTGTCCCGGATAGCGGGAAGCAAAACCGAGACAGGCCGTACCAGCAGCAGGAAAGGGGCCTGCGACAGGCACGGCCTTTGTAACACAGATACCCTAACCTCTGTAATAATAGTCTTTCCGCTCCTCAACGGCCACCGGCTTCCATTTACCCTCATCCAGCAATAGCGTAGTGGCACATTCTGTAAGTTGGGCCTTGTTTAGCTTTACCTCAGCGTCAAGGTTTTTCAGTGGAACTTTAAATGCTTTCGGCGCGGGCCACATGACGCCCCACCCGCCAATCAGCTTTTGCCGCTCACAGCCCCAAGGGTCCGTGCATTCATCTACCAGCCAGAACAACTCATAATCGTTTACTGCATTGAAGAAGCCCACGATTTCTTTGTTCTCTATCAGTCGTACCAAATAATTTGCCACAGAACTCTCCCGCTTTCTGATTGTTTCACATGAAACACTCGGCCCCATTGGCCTGTTTACATTGCCACTTCATAACCACCTTGGACTTCTCGACCCAGTACCGGCATGTCCGCATATGCAGCAGTTTCCACAACTGTCCGCAGTCGCGGCAGACATAGGTCTGGCGCTTAGAACACATCGTCAAACTGGGACATTGGTATCTCAACCATATCCTCAATGTCCTTGGGATCGCCCCGGTCCCTGCGGCCACCCTCGACTATGCCAACCTTCGCGCGGCTGATCCTTATGACCTTGGTCTTCATCTCCCCCTCAACCGGCCAGCAGACCACCAGCGCAGCCGGGACCTTCGCGGCCTCTGATACCATCAGCATGTCCCGCCATTTCTTCAGGCTGATCAAATATGTCGGATAGGACTTCTTCCGGTTCTTGATCTCGATATACCCGCGCAGGACACCGCCCCGCTTTAGAGCGCGGTCGAACGTGTGGAGCCGGGGCAGCTTCTCCAGATCGAACCCCCAAGCCGCCGACAGTATATCTGACACGCGATCCTCTGCGGTCAGGTCCCCGGATGTCTCATAGACTTGTCTCATCCCTTGGACTTAGCTTCCACCAGCGCAGCCCTGAGAGCAGCGCGGGACTCCGGGGACAGGCTGGCTACGTCCAGCGCAACAGTCTCGACCTTGATCGCAGAGCCATCGACCCCAGAAACCTCAGTCTGGACTTTATCGCCAAACCGCTTCGGGGACAGTTTGCTCGCATACCAGCGGCGGGCGTCCACCCGGTTTTTCTGCCATGAGACGTAGGCAGAGTGCAGCCGCATGTCGATGATGTTGCCTTCCTTGTCCCTGACAGGCTCTGTCTCAGGGGTTTGATCAGCGATTTCCAAGGCTTCTTCGGCCAGATGATTGCCCCGGTCTACGCAAGCCCTATCATATTGTTGGCAAAATTCCTTATTTTCCCTAGTCCAACGGATGATAGTTGTGATGTCCGGCATGTCATCCGCACGGCAAACCTTTCTCAGGCTGTTCCCCAGAGCAATGCGAGTGCAAATCTCATCGGCCAGTTTACCTGTGTATTTGCTGGGTCTTCCCACACTTCTGGGTTCCGCAGCTATTTCAGGACTATCTGTCACCAAATCCTTTTTCTTCCTAGGCATGTCCGTTCACCTTTGTTCCGGCGTCGTTATACACCGGACGGAACTTCTCGGACATAGTGATCAGGACCGGGTTCTCCAAGAACAGGTTCAGGAGGATCGCCACAGGCTCAGGGATGGCTCTCTCCCCTGCCTCCCATTTACGGATGGTACGGTCCCACCTGAGACCTATGATTTGCGCGAGTTCAGCCGGTTTCAAGTCGCCAAGTTTGGCGCGGGCGGATTTTAGCTGTTCGGGTGTCAATGTGCTGGCCCTGCCAAATAACTCTGCCGGATGTCGTCGGGGACGATTAAATCGGGCGGGTATCTCCAACCCAGTTTGTTCCCGGCATTTGCCTCAGATATGGCCTGAGCCACCCTGTCCCGTTCGGCGTCGAATTTTTCCAAATTGTCTAATATGTCCATAAGTTCCTTGGGGAGGTTCACTTCAGCACCTTTAACCGGCGCGGGGTCTCTAACGCCAGTTCACATGCAGGCTTATAGGGCCAGCCCTTGCTCGACGGCTTAGGCGGCACTGGCTCCCGCATCTCCCATACCCTGTCCAGATACGCATCCAGACCGTCTGCGGCCAGATTTTTTAGGAACTCTCTTGCGTCCTCGATCATCATGTCCTCCACCGCAGGTGGGTTTGTATCATGTGCAGTATTGTCCATAATTGGTATCCCAATATAGCCAAGAGCATTGCGTAGGCGGCAAAGGCAAATACCCGCCTCACGGCATCAACCAATATAGCAGTTGAGCCAGAAACATCATCCCAGTGAGTAGCGCAGCCAGCAGTACGCCCCCGACCAGCATACTGATCAGGCCAAATACGCGCGGAAATTTTTCCTCCGGCGGGATATATACCTGCCGGTGGTCCGGCCTAATTCCGTAGTTCCGGCTCATTTGCGCCCCCGGCACATGTAGCAATCCCAGCAGTCCCACCAGCGGGACCCAACCCAGCGGGCCGTTGACCCATGTGGGAGGCCCACCCCGCACCTGCAATTCGTAGCCCCCGGCAATGACCGAAGGCGTATCTTATTGAAATTCATCATCTATCTCCACTTTAGGCAGCAAAACGCCGCCAATCGACCCCCTTTTATGGGCCATATGGGCCTCTCCTGCAAGCTAAAATAAACTGCCTGACCCCCATTTTCCCCCTATACATGAGGCCCATTGGGCCTATGATGCGTAGGTCGATTGATTTGGAGATGACTATGACCCGCACTGACATCCACCGCCCCAACGCCATTGCTCCCGCCGACTATACGTTCGTCGGTTTCAAGTATATCGGCCCGTATGCCGGGTTTATTAACGCCAATCAGATGGAATTAATTGAAGCCCACCGCGCCAATACCGGTGGCCGCTATTCCGCCCACGACCACGGCGGCACCTGCGGTATCTGCGGGGCTAGCGCCATGTATCTGGCCGTTTTTCACCACCCCATCAGCAATACCTACATCAACGTGGGCGAAACCTGCGCCGACAAAATGGATTTCTCTGATGAAGGCTTCAACCTTTTCCGCAAAACCGTCAAAGGCGAAAAAGGTCGTATTGCCGGTAAGGCCAAGGCGCAGGCCACGCTGGCCGACAAGGGCCTGACCGCCCTCTGGGACATCTACGCTGCCAACGTCAACGTCCACACGGTCCCCCGCGAAGAGGGCATCATCTGCGAAATGGTCCAGAAGCTGGTCAAGTACGGCTCGATCTCCGACAAGCAGATCAGCTTCGCGCAGAGCCTGCTGGAGCGCATTTCGGGCCGTGCCGCCCTCGCTGCCAAGCGGGCCGCTGAAAACGCCGCCAGCGCCTTTCTGGGGGCCGTGGGCGACCGCCTGACCCTGACCCTGACCCTCCAGTGGTCTAAGTCCTTCGAGACCCAGTACGGCATGCTGACCGTCCACGGGTTCAAGGACGCCTCCGGGAACATCGTGATCTACAAGGGCAACCGCATTGCCGACAATGGCGAGACCCTGACCCTGAAGGCCACCGTCAAGGCCCATGAGGACCGCGAAGGCACCCTCCAGACCATCATCAACCGGCCCAAGGTGGCCTAACCCCCCATTTGACACCCCCGGCCCAATGGGCCTATTATCCCTCCATCAGATCAACAGGGAGATACTAAATGACCACCACCCGCGCCAACAAATACTTCAACGATGTCCTCGCCGCCGCCCTCGCCGGTTTTACCAGCAAGTCCGCCCAGAAAAACGCCTTGGACACCCTGAACCGCGCCTATGACGAAGGCTTCAAGGAACCCGTACATACAAAGCTGCTTGATGCCCGCCGTGAAGGTTGCCACATGACCGGCACCGACCGCGACCTGTACTACGGCAACCACGCCCTGCACGTTTGGAAGCCCAAACACGCCGCTCTGTACGCAAACTTTGCCGCCGAAGTTAAGTTTGCCAACGAGTGCGCCGAACTCCGCGCGAACATCAAAGGCACCCCGCTGGTTGCAAAGGCCCCGACCAAGGCCGCAACCCTTAAGGCGGCTCGTGCCGCCGTCGCCAAGACCTGCCAGATTTGCGGTCGCCCGATCCTCGCGGAAACCGGCGTCATCGCCCACCACGGCTACCAGCGCCCCGGCGAAGGCTGGCAGACCTCCTCCTGCTTCGGCGCTCGCCACCTCCCGTTCGAGGTCAGCCGCGACCGGCTGGGCGAGTACATCGCCATGATCCAGACCCAGCTTGCCGGTCTGTTTAGAACCCACACCGCTGTTACGAACGATGAAAGCGAAATCCGGGTGACCTATCGTGACAAAAAGTTTGAGACGCAATGCTTCTGGGCGAGCATCACGAACTTTGACGCACAGGCCGCTGAACACGCCCCCAAGGCCCGCTTTGGTCGCCTCGACCACGCCACCTACGCCCTCGCCAAGGCCAGCCACTTGGCCCGCATGGCCCAGCAGATCAAGAACACCGCCCAGCACCTGAAAGACCAGCAGGCCCGGTTCGACGGGTGGAGGGCCGCTTGACACCACCGGCCCGTTGGGCCTAGAACACTTGTGTTGATTGACCGGCCAATTCTGGCCCAGATAGATGGAGTTTAGATATGAACATTGAAACCAAATTGGCCGACAACTTCGGCGCTGCTTACGATGCCCTTGATGCCGCCAAAAAGGCCTACGACAATGCTCGCAAGGCCGTAATTCAGCATGGTAAACCGGTTCTGGTCGGCACCAGCTACACTATCGAATTGGACTTGAAAGAAACCCTGACCTTTACAGAAGACAGCCTAAAAGCCGTGGGCTTTAAAGCCACCGAAATTGAGGCTTTACAGCGCACCACCCTCGACACGCCTGCTGTCCGCAAAGCCCTGAAGGACAAGAATATTGTAGCAGTTGATGCCGCCGCTGACCGCAAAATGAGTGATGTGGTCGAGGCCATCAAGCACCCCATGGCCGTCGCGGCCTAACCCGGCGGGGGCTTCGGCCCCCAGCCACCCCACCACGGAGACACCCGCCATGACCACCCAGAAGACCCAGTCCCTCGACGAACTGTTCGACGAGGAAGTCGCCCGCCTCAACACCCCAGAGAGGCGCGCACAGGCCGAGGCGGAGTGGGACCGCGCGGCGGAGCGCCGCCGGGTCGAAACCCAGCGCCTGATCGCCTCCGGCAAGCTCCAGCCCGACGGCGAGCCGTGGCCGGAGATTGAAACGGATGAAGACGAAGACGAAGACGAAGACACCGACGAGCAAGAGGCCTGAAACATGGAACACGATATGCGCCACGGCGGACCCTTTGATCGCGGTCGGGCTGACAACTATTACGCTCGCCCTTTCGCCCCCCATTACTGGACCGGCGGCACAGGCAAGGGCCTGTACATCGGCACGGACGGCATGACCGAAGACGAAATTGCCGCCTACGCCGCTGGCTGGGCCGACAATGAGGAATCTGGCGCAGAGAAGGACTGGGGCTGATGAATACCAATTTCCACACCTGCCCTGTCTGCGGCAGCGCACCCCTGACCGCTGACAATTTCTGCGGCGGGTACGCTATCTGGTGCGATAACGATGACTGCACCGGCTCCGACATACAGGCTTGGGATAAGAACCCGGCCTATGCGGCGGAAAAATGGGAACAGCGTTGCTCTTTAGGATTTGAGGCCCCAGATGCGTGAACCCCGCAAGATAATGGTCGAGCATTACGAGTTTGGCCCACTGGAGGTGGTGGCTTCACCGGAGTACAAATACTGGACCGGCAAGTCAGGCTTCTGGTGTCCTGACGATCCAGAACTAGGGACGTTTGATGAGGACGAATTGATTTTTCTGGACCCGCCAGCAAAAATTATAGAATTTCCCAAAAAATAATTAAGGGCCGTCCTTGTGACGGCCCTTTTTTCATACCTTGGTCATCGCTGTTTCTAGCCTTGTCTCATAGTCGATACACCTGAACGTACCCTTCTCAATGTCGTAGTCCATCTCATGCGAGCAGGGCCAGCCCAGTTCCTGAAAGCGGGACTTGAGGACCTTTAGCTGCGCCCCAGTCTGGCGGGTGGCACCCTCGATCAGCTTCTCCCGATAAACGCACAAGCCCAAATCGACCCGGTTAGCCCAGTGCTGGGAACCGCTGATGCTGTACAGGTCCGGCGGAGACTTTCTGAAGGCTGCATCCGGCTTGGCAGGGTGCGCGATGATCTGTGTATGGATCGAGAGGCCCCGGCTCATCTGGATCAGAAGGTCCAGCATGCGCCCTATCCACCGGGTTTCAGTCTCCTGCCGAGAATCCCAGTCCTCGGATATTTTATTCCACGGGTCAATTACGGCAGCACGGCACCCGTGTCTCTGGGCGGCGATTTCTATAGAGTCTATCATCCACCCCATTGTCGGAACATCATCGCCGGGGTCCATCAAGACAAAATGGGCCTCGATGAAGTTATCGGCCTCCCGTAGCTGGCGCGAGTCCATCTGGTATTCCTGCATACCATGATAGAATTGGCGTAAATTTCGGCGCAAAAATGGCTTCAGACGGGTTTCCGCCGAGAACATCGCAACCTTGATCCCGTATTCCCGCGCAATCTGGAACCACCACTGGGCGCTCAAAATAGACTTGCCGTGGCCCGGAAATCCCGTGACGACCGATAATGTGGTTGGCGCGAAATTGATTTTATTCTCAAATTCAGGAAATCCTAAATTCCATAATTCCAAGGCCGGGGGTTCCGGCACCTGAGACATCGTGTAGAGGCCCTTCACGGGCCATTGCTTGACCTCCCGGCTGAGGTAGAATGCCAGTTCTTCCTTGCCCCTCTGGAGCAGGAACTCGTTGGCGTCTTTGACCCCCTCCGGCCAGTCAATGAAGCAAACCTTGGCTTTTCCGAGAATTGCCACCAGATCGCTTCGGAGCGCCCTCCCAGCCCCGTCGTTGTCGGTGGCTATCAGATACCGGCCAGCCCCTGAAAGGCCGTCAGCGAGCGCCGCGAAGGCCCAGACGTACCGTTTGGAATCGGTAGGGTCCTCGGACTCCCCCGGCGGAGCGCCAGCCGGGACAGAGATCACCCGGTCCGGGGGGACCCCAGCCTCGACCAGAGCGAGGGCATCAAACTCACCCTCGGTGATCCAAACCTCCTCCAGCGTAGACTGGCGAACGAGGTCCCAATTAAATCCGATTTGTTTACCGCCGGATTTTTGTTTGTATTTCTTTTCGGTAATTGCGCGGGATTTATAATTAACCAATTCCCCATTTTCAAAATACGGAAAAGTAATTGATGGCAGTAATTCATCCCCGAATTTTGCTGGCCCACCGACGACGCGCATTTTCGTAAGGGTCGGCTCGCTGATCCCCCGTGTGGCTGCGTAGGCTATGGCTTCTGGTGTTAGTTTCATCGAAAAAGGCTCCCTTCCAACCGCACGTTGCGCGGTGACAAATCCAAATTACGCTATCGGTCCTGACCTGCACGGCCAGAGATTTTTCCTTGCCGTTGCCACCTTGGCATTTCGGGCAAGTGACCCGCTGCTCCCCGATACGCTCGCGGAGTTTGACCCCCTCGGCCCGCAGCCGGTCAGTAAATCCGGTTCCGGTCAT